TCACCCGCCCATGAACAGGCCGAGTCCCGGCCAGAGCGGCAGCGGCAGCCCATATCCGATCAAGCAGCATTGGTCCAGCGCGAACAGCACCACGGACTCCAGTTCCAGCCCTTCGGCAAGACGTGCCTCTTTTGCCCAGGGTGACATGTAGTCTTCGATACCCACTAAGTGCGCGCTATTCGCCGGCGCAAAGCCCAATTGCATTGGCATCTCGATTGAAGTGACCGCCGCGTCCAGATCGCAATCGCCCGTGTATGTGAAATTCTCAGTCTTAAAGCAATTGAGATTCGCTGGAGACCACTGCGCCGGCAGGTTGACCTCACTGGTGAGTGGTGCATTGTTCGTGTCCGGCGGATAGAGCACTTCAAACTGCGCATCCGCATATGTCTGCCGTACGAAGGCCATGATCGCAGCGGTAAACTGACCGATCAGTCCGGGCAGGAAGGCGGACTCTTGCGGGTACGGCGTGGGGTCGTTGCTTGGGTCCGTAAACACGTGCATGGCCCGGCCGTACTGAGCTTGAAATGTGGCCGTCGCATAAGCGTCATAGAAGGGCATACCGCCGTTGGCGACCGGCGTCCAATTGCCGTTGGCCGCGTCCGTTGGCGGGCAGAAGTACCACCACTGCACTTCGCCGAATTGCAAATATGCCTGCACGCCGGCCGCGGCCATTACGTCCGCCATGGCGAGATACACCTGTTGCCAATACGCCAGGCTAGCCGGGGAGAAATTCGTCTGCAGAGCCGGTGTGTTCACCAGGCAGGGGCTGCCGTCCGGATAGCGCTGGGCGATGCCGGCGGCCGCCGACGTGTCTCCATTTCCCAGTTCCGTGCTGAAGGAAGTTGTTACCTCGATGTCATAGCCATGCAGCGCCGTGAAGAAGCTCTGGCTCCAATCGCGCGACGCCCGATTAATTGGCGGCATGGCGGTCAAGTCTGTAAGCCAGTTGCCATCTATGCCGCCCGCCAGCGATCCGTTGGTTTCCGCCTGCAGCGTGGTACTGCCGCCTAGATCGACGGAAAGCGTAAGTCCGTTGCCGGCGCTGCCCATGATGCGTGCGGTAATCGTGAGCACGCCGGCGTCCGCCTGCGCCCATGCGCCAGTTGCGCCCTCGTTAACTAATAGCGCGAACGCCTGCGCCAGGCTGGATGGCGTGTCGCCAATCAGGCTCAAGTGCGTGAAGACGGTTGGGCCCAGCGATACTTTGGTCGTATCTCCGAACGTCGAGGTACCCGAAAACGCAATTGTTCCGGCGGCGTACACTTGTCCCGCGCATATCAGTTCGTAGAACCACAGCGCACCCGCGTAGTGATTGGCCCTGCCGGTGAATCCCAGCGATTGAATCTGCCACGCGGTCCGCTCCGGCGCCAGGGCCTGCGAGTTTAGCGTGTCCCAGTCGGTCGCCAATGTCACCTGCGAGTCGGGCGGAAAAGTGGGAAGGTTGGGGGTCGGAATCGCAATTTCGAAGAAATCGAAATAAAACGAATCTCCGATTGCCCCGGAATGCGTAATCGAGACGGTGTGCGGAGTGGCCGCGGCCATGGTTCCCAGGGCCCAGCGCACCAGGACATCTTCGCCAGCCAGCGCCACATCCAACACCTGTACCGGTTCCAGATCTACTTGAACCGATAACTGCGCGGCTGTAGGAAATCTTCGCGTTCCCAGGTTCAGGATGTGAGTCTGTGGCGATTGGTAGGAATAAGTCACGCTTGCGCCTGGTGTCGTCGCATAACCGATCGATCCGCCCGAATAGTTGCCGATCGCTTCGGTCCAAGCGCCTGTGTAGCCGATCGACGTGTCATCGTCCTCCACGCGCCAACTACCGGGACCCGCCACCCGGTAGCCAAGGTTCGAGCCGCTGACCGTCCAGTTCGATACCGCCACTGCAAACTCGCTGCGCGCGAAGTCGCCCGGCTGCAGGTCGGCGGCCCATGTCCAGCGCATCTTGCGCACCGCATTCATGGGAACGGAAACAGTAGCACCGGTGTCGTCGCTGCCCGTGATCGAACTGAAATCCAGATTGACCAGCCACTGGCTCGGCGACACGCCCCCGTTGAGAAGCTGCCAGCCCGGCTGCCAGCTCTCTGTCGCAGTGTTGGGCGGCGCGCTATACACGTTCCCATAAACGCCAACCCGGTTGGCATTCTCCCCGGTGGCGCTGTTAGCTAGCGTGAGCGTAATTGTGGCGCCGTTTGCCGACGCCTGCATCGTTTGTGAAAATGAGTTGATACTATTGACCAGCGCTGCCGCGGCGGATATCAGCGTGTCGGCGCCGTAGAGTTGATAAGTGTAGTGCTCTTCGTCCCACGCCAGCTCGATGTAGTCGCCGCCAGTCGCCGCGCCTTGCAATTCGAAAGCCGCAGACGCCGGCTGGTAACTTCCCGCCACCGGCGAGGCGTTCCCCATTAACGAAATTCTGTAGATTTGCTCGCCCGTTCCGGGATCGGCCCACACGCGAAGGTAGGGCCAGTCCACCGTCGGATACAGCGCCGAATCGATTGCGATACAGTTAGTGCGGGTCTCCAGGTACGACAATTGCAGCCCGCTCAAATCGCCATCCGGCAAGTAGCGGAATGCCGGATGTTCGAAGACGTTGTCGCGATTCCACTCGACCACCACCCAGTCCGACTGCGAACGCCAGCAGCCCGATACCGTGAATCCGCCCGCACTGGTGGCGCTCAGCGCCGCCACGGCCGAAGGTTGATAAAAGTAGCATTGCAAGTCTTGGTTGGGGGTAAGCTTCTGAAGAGTTGTCATGCGTTTCGCCGGCCGATCACATTCTGAGGATAACAGTCAGGTCCGCGCCGGGGCTGGTTTGACCCACACCGGTAATCGCAATGCTAAGTTGCGCCTGTGCCAGTACAGGCATTCCGAAGCCGTCCACATCCTGCGAAACCGTGGCGCCATCGGGAATAGTGAGAATACAGTAGGGCGATCCATTCTGGCTTAGGGCGATTACTATGGGGCCTCCGACGGGTGCTTGCTTTACCACCGCGTACACGTCTTGTACCGCATGCGCCGACTCCACGATCACGTTTGGCGCCGGATTGCTGTCTACCGCCAGGAATCCCTGCACTTGGAACGAGTATTGTCCGCCGGAAAGCGTCCGCAATCCATAGTCCACCGACTGTGTCAGGTTGATTGCGCCCGTGGGGCTGTTGCCTCGCGAATTGGTGACAAACAACTCCGCGCTGGCAATCTTGGTATTCGCCAGCGGCATCGGATAGCTCCAGTTGCCGCTAAGCGGGCTGCCAAAGAAAGTCACAGGGAAAGGAATGATCGCAACTTTGCTTAGCAATTGATACACGGCAACTTGTGCGGCATATACGGCGGCCGTGGTGCCATGCATGCTGCGGGTGACCTGGTATTGGAGGCCGCCGTTTTCGACCGCCACCACTTGCATCACTTCCTCCTCCACCTGTACGAACCACCCCGCCTGCGCGTTGCCGGCCGGCGTCAGGTTGAGGGCCGTGTCGGTCGCCGCCATCGCCGCGGATAGCGAGTATGGCGTGCTGCCCGCCAATTCGTTCCAATAGTACATGGTCAGCGTGCCTGCCGTTACGCTCGTTGTATTGGTGAGCGTTGGGAAGGAAACGCCGCTCAATTCCACGGTTCCACTCTCAAGTTGCGATGTGCCCAGGCCAAAGACGGGCTGCGGAGGGACCGCCATATCCCCCAACCCGCCGCCGCCAATAGTCCACCGGGTCAGTGTCGATAGCAGCGGCGGACCTTCCAGATTGTTTACGTTTGCGCCTCTACCCTGTATGTGCAGCGTGACACCCGTCTCATTTGGGATTTCAAACACAACCGGGCTAGACTTGGCGCTGGCCGCGAAATGCCATGCCGCCTCCGCCACCACGAACAGGCTGGTCGCGTCCGGCTGCACGGCCCAGCTTTGCGTCAGAGTCAGTGTCGTCGCAGTGTTCGACGCGATCGCGAATTCCTGGTCCGCACCGGTCCCGCTGAGAATCCGGACGATCATGCCGGTATAAGTGGCGCCCCCCATCTCTGCGGTGCTGTTGCCGACCGTGTTTGCGGTCGCGATGGTCGCGGCGTATGGCGGCTGCAGCTCCGTTCGCCAATAGAAGTTCGCGTGATCGAAATTCGGGTCCGGCGGCGCCCACACCTGGGCCGGCAATCCCGTATCGGTAAAGCTGGAGCTCGGCGCCTGGCTGGATGCGATCCTGCCTAACTGTTGCGGACTCGGTCCGCGGTATACGTTGAAGCTTACTGTGTTGCCGTCAAAGCTTAGCCTACTCAGCGTCACGCTGTTTGTATTCGGCCCCGGCGGGATTCTGGCAAGTATCGTGAACGACAGACTGCTTTCGTTTTCCGCCGAATCGATCGCGCTCACCGCGTAATACAATATCTGGTTGCCCGCCAGCGTCCCGCCTGCCCCGATCATGGCAGCCAGGCTGACCAGCGGTATGGCCGGCCCGCCGGTTGCAATGCTGGATGGCGCCACAAAGCCCACCGTAAGCTCTTCGTCTACGCCGCCATCGCTGGAATTGTTCGAACTCTCGACGATCTGGTATTTCGGGTTGCCGCTGGAATCGACGATGTTGCCGAGCAGCGGACGCGGTACGCCCACACCGGAGTTGGATTGCAGGGTCGCACCCGTGCCCCCCGGTATCTGGCCGTTTGTATCCGCGTACCATTCGTCCTGTTCAATCTGCCCCGTGATCGTGGTGACCCTATAGTTCACGCCCGGCGCGATTTTGGTTATGCGGAACGGCTGTCGTTCAAACCCTTCCTTGAGGTAGGTGACGGTGATGATATCGCCGGGCCGCAGGCCTAGCGCCTTTACATTGGTGTCGAACGTAATGTAAGTGTTTCCGCTGACGGCTTTATCCAAAGTAAACTGAGAGACACGCGCGGCCTGATCGTAGTTCGGAATCCCCAGCGCCATAAGCGCCGTGGTAATCACCTGGCCGGTGAGCGCGGTATCGGCCACATCCACCGTCAGCAGGCTATCCTGCTGATAACCGTTGAACGCGTCTTGAAACTCCACGGTCACCTGGTTCGGCGTGTCCGCGATGCTCCGGGAAGAAACCTGCACGCTGGGCTCCCCGTTGGCCTTGCGCAATATATTCGCGACGCCCGTCGATCCGTCGCTGAACTCATACGCCGGCCAGCCGCCATTCAGCGGCTCCGTGCTGTTGCTCCACGCCGGCAACGAAGGCTGTTGCAGCGCGATGGAGTTTTCCACTTGTAACTGCAAAAGACCGCCCACGCTGTAGGTGAACAACAGCCTGGCGGCGTTCCGAATTCCCCGGATCGTATCCGCCGCGTTACGCCGCCACTGCAAACACAGGTTGCACTGAAAACGCGGGATCATGATGTTGTTCCCGTTCAGATCCTGCGTCTGGATTTGCTGATCGCAATACGCCGCCGCCGCCGCGAATGTCGTCAGATCGATATTCTGGGTGCCCCACCCGCTGCGTTGCAGAATGTCCAGCAGAATCCATGCGGGGTTGGCGGTGAACTCGGTATTTTGGTAAGTGCCATCGGCCGTATAAATCGGCAGTTGCAAGCCATCCGCCAGCACTTGCACGTTGGGCAGGGACTGACCGTTGCTGATCTGATTTGGTACAACTATCGAGAGATAAGCCATGCTGCCGTACGGATCGCCGGCTGGGTTGCCCGCCGCGTCCGCGAAATTCGGATCGAACGCCCCGTTCCGGCCTCCCAGGCTGATCGCGTTGTACCAGCCCGTCGATGTCATATTCTTTCCGGATTGCCCGACCGGAATCTGGATCTGGTTTACCAGTACGATCTGCACGTCCTGGATCGGGCCCATACCCAGCAGCACTTCCATGTACGTCAGGTTTCCATCGTTCCGTGAAAATACGATCGGAGGGTAATACCACGCCGTGCCATATAACAACGGAACGAAGTCGTTATAAAGAGCTACGTTGTCTTCCACCGGCGCGTATTGCCACGCGTTGCCATAACTCCGCACCTGGATCGACGAGGGCACAAATTCGAGTCCGCCGAACCGGTTCGGCCCGGAGAACATCCCGCGCGCCTCGCAATCCGTACGCGTATAGGCGCACGACGTGTAGGGTGCGCCGCCCGTCATGGCGCCCACCCCGCCGGTCTGATCGGGCGAATATCCGCAAGGGTAGAACAATGAGTATTGGCCGCTGCCGCCTCCATTTGCGGCCTCCTGCCTCTGTTGCGCACTAGATGGAAAAAGCCATGGACACCGCCGTTGAATCCGGACTGGTGGCAGCAGCACGTTCTGCATGCTCATCCAGTTCACGGCCGAGAGTTGGAACAGCGATTCGGTACTCTGGTCGGGTGGGTTGACGATGCCTTGGAATAATACCGCGGCGTCCGATGTCGCCGCGCCTTCGATCAGATTGTAGAACAAGAATGTCACCGTCAACGTGGCGCCCTTCCAACCTACGGATCGTTCCAGCTCCGAGAAGTAGGAATCGGCGTTGGCCATGGATAGCGACACGCGTGGAATCGCGTCCACGCCTTGATCGGAAGACGTCTGCACCGCGAACACGTTGTGTTTCATCACCAGCGGCGCGTAGGTGTTGCCGTTGTAAGTCACCTGGTGCGTGCTCCAGTACTCCGCCCGGCCATTCTGCAAGACGCACTGGAACAGCAGCAGCGGCGTGTCCGTGACGGCCAGTTCTTTCAGATCATAGATACTCAACATTGACGATATCCAACTCGCAGGAATGGCGGCTTGGGCCAGCCGTAGTGATCATGAGCACGTCGTCCCGAAACCGCGCGTTCGGGTACACGCCGCCCGTTTCGGCCGTCTGTTTGTAAAGTGAGGCAGCAGTCTGCGCTTCCGCCTGTATCCCGAATACCTCTACGGTAGTTCCGGGATCGAGCGCGATGCCGAAGCTGATGGAATCGGCCGCGTCCTGCAACTGCCCGGCGGAAATTAGCCGCGTCCACTGGGCGCCAACCGGCTGCGCGTCCGTCGCCGATCCGCGCACCAGCCACAACCGCGCGTTTTGGTCGCTGCGCGCATAGAGGCTGAGACAGTAGTCCAAGGACGCAGGCGCGGCGATCGATTGCTGTAGCATCAGTGTGGCGGCTGTAGGGTTACTGGCCTGATAGGCGGCGGTTCCCCCCATCGGATCGGCCACCCCGGCTGTCAGTGTCAATAACGGATCCGCTTGCCAGACCGCCTGATTCTGCTGCTCGCTCCAGGCCAACAGATTGTCGACGGGGTCCAGAAAAGTGAATGGCGTCAGGCTCCCCTCGACAGCCTGAAAAAGAGCCTCCAGGGCGGCTAGTTCCTGATCGCTCAATTCGGCGAAGGACAGGTGCCATTCCACGATGGCCGCCGCGGGATCCGCCAACTTAACCTGATACCCTTGAACGCTTTGGTTTACCACCGTCCTGGCCGCGCGTTGCCTTGCGATTGGAAACTGGCCCGTGGCGCCCGACGATAGCTGCGGGAAGTAAATCATGCTAGGTCCTGTTTTCGCAGACGGTGACGGCCGTTTTGCCCCGCATTTCACCTCTTAGCTGAAAGGCGAAGGTATCTTTTGCCAAGCTGCAGTTTGGATAGACCGTTCCATCCCACGGGTCGGTGAAAGAGAAGCTTCCGAATCTGCCTTGGCTGGACACGAAGAACCGATCTAACGCGGCCAGCTCGGATTCGTCCAGCAGGTCGAGTTGGATCGTCCACTGGTGCAGTACCGACGTGTTATCCCGGAAGCGTTGCTCGGTGCCGTCCAGAAACCGAATGGTGTCGGTGTTGAACTGCAATGTTCTCTTTGCCGGATATTGCATCACGGCGCCGGTTTTGAGTGTTGGAAACATGACCGTCAGAGGCTCGCGATCACGTCGTTGATGGAGTTCATGTTCAACATGGCCTGCTTGACAGCCCCTGCGATGTCGTCGCTATGGTCCAGGAACGACTGGCTGTCCATAGCTTGTACTTGGACGGTGATCTGCTGACCGGCGTTCGCGCCGCCGCTTTCCGCGGAGCGCGGCAAACCGTTCTCTCCCCAAACGACGCTTTGGTCGTTGGTGGAGGACTGCAGGTTCAGCGACGGGGGCAGCGAAAAAGGCGCCAGGGGCGCGGGTTGAGACTGTCCCCCGCCAACCAGGCTGGAGATTAGCGATACCAGCGGCATGAGACTAAGCCCGCCTCCTAGAAAACTGCTCGCCGCGTTGAGCACGTCCGATACCCCCCCGCCGCTGCTGGAACTCTTTGCCTGACTGTTTTGCGATAGCGCATCGGTATTAGCGGAGGTCGCCTGCGTCTGCGAGTCGATCGCTTGCGCAGCTTGTCCCAGAGCGTCGGATAACCCCTGGTTGGCCGTCGCCGATTGCCCGCCCGAGGGGCTGCCAGACGCTTGGTTGAAAGCGGTCAGCAGTGTCTGCTGCGACGCACTAGACATTTCGCCCCCGTTCCGCGGGACCGCGTGCCAAGCCCGTGCCGGGCCCGCGATTCGCTTCCGCAAGTTCGTGTTCCAAAATCAAGAAAGCTTCCACTTCGCGCGCTCCCAAATCCTCGATTCCCTTTTGCCCTAACTTGCGCCGTACTAGAAACTCTTCGAGCCATGCCATGCTTTGTGCCGTGATAAACGATTTCGGACAGACGGTGCTCGCCGCGTTGTTCCTGGCCCACACCACACGCTCCGGTGTCTCCAGCGCCCGGGGTATCCAACCGCATCTACGCTTGGTTTCCAGGCCGGCCTTACGGCAACTCGCGCACTCCCAGCCGGCCTGGTTGGAGAATTGAAAGTGGAGTGCGACAATCAGTTTTTTCTTTCGGCTTCCGACAACCCGCACTGTTGCTTCACGGCGGCCAATGCCTCTCGATAGAGCTCTTCCGGCCCGCTCGCCGCTAGCGACTCCGGAGTTGCCGGCAGGCCGTCCAACTCCAGCCCCGTGATTTCCTTCAGGCCCCAGAGCAGATAGATCCGGTCGATCTCCGACGCCAGCAGCGCGGCTTCCATTTTTTCGTTGGCAGTGTCGCCCGCCTCCACAAACTCTTTGCGCGCCGCCAAGTCCCGGATGTGCCGCGTCAACTCGACCCGCCGCCCAAATGACATTTTGGCGACTGTATAACTTACTCCCGGCGCCACAGTAGACTCTATGGCCTCAAAGCTTGTATATTCCATCCGACCGCCAATTCGTCAGTTCCTGTTGTGAACCCTATCCGAACGTCACCACGATCTTGTTGTCCGCCGTCCCCTGGGCTTTAGAGCCCTGGAATTTCCACTGCAGCCTGTTATCGCTATCGTCGAACTCGGGCACGACCGGTACTACGCTCATCATGTAGACACCCACCATTTGGCCGGTTTGCTGGCCAAGTTGAAACATCACGCTGACCGGCGATTGCTGCCGCGCCGCTTGGTACAGTCCCTGTGTCGCGGCATCGTCCAGTTCATACAGGCTGAAGGCCGCCGTCACCGACCGCGGCCCAGGTGCAATGGCTAGCGGCAAGTTGGTTCCGAATTCCTTCGACCGCATATCCAGGCCGTTGTCTAATTGGAATGTCCCGCTCGTGATTGTGTAAAATCGGTCCGGAGCGCTGCCCAGCCAAGCCTCGCCCATGTTACCCGGCACGATGGAATAGTTAAATGCCTCAATGGCCGGCTCCACGGGAAAGCTCGCAAGTTGCCCCTGCCCTGCCGCGAAGCTTGCGCTGTCTATCAGGTCTTGAGCCATTCCCTCGAATTCGAACTGGTGAAAATCGCCGTTCACCTTTACCGTCATCCGGCTTACCGCCGCACCGCAAAGAATCCGCTGCAGCGCGGTGCTGGGATCCCAATAGTCGAATATGCTGACGCTAGGCAGTTCCGTCGCCGGAAAGTACGAGATGCTGGGAGCGATCTCGATCCCCGCGGCTGGAATGCTGGAGAATGGGGCGTTCAATTCCACCGCCGTCGTACTCGCAATTACCGTTACAAACCGGATTTCGCCGTTGCACGATACGCCTTGGCCCACTGCTAGCCCATGCGCCGCCGCAAAGACCAGCGACGTGCCGCTCGACCCGGCCGCGGCGGTACCGCCCCCATACATCGCCGGAGCGGCGCCCATGCTGGCCTGAAAAAGCGGGCCATAAAAGGGACCCGAGTTTTGCCCCCCCCAGTTCGTCATATAGGTTGTGAGGTCGAAACTCGTGGTGTGCCGCAGCCCCGTGGGAATGCCTACGAATGTCCGGCTGCCGGTCTTGTCTCGCCGGTCGGCCGTCTCCAACTGATTCTTGGCCGTTAGCTTTACCGCCGGAAACCGGTTTTGCGCCGAGATAGCCGGCGTCTGTCCGTAGCTGCTCTCCAACCCCGTATAGAAGCGGTTGGCATTGGATGAAATGTACGAAGCCATAGCTCTAGTCGCTCACTCCTACTTCGAAGGTCACCTTACCCACCTGGACAAAGTTTTGCCCGCCATGCTTTACCGGTCCTAAAGCCGCTTCATAGCACCCGGCGTAGTACATTCCCTCGCCCCAGTCGCCCCGGTTCTGGTCCAGCACTTGGGTCGCTGCATCCACATACGATTGCAGTTGACCCTCGATCCCTCCCAGCCTATCCTGCGATACCCGCACTTCGATCGTCATAACCGCCTTGCCCGAAAAGTTCCGGAACTTCTCCTTGAGCTGATTCACGATCTTTTCGCAGTACACGCTTACCGCGGGATAGACTACGTCCGTGCTCCGCTCCGCCAGCTCGATCGATACGTTCTGCGCCAGAATTTGATTTTCTCCAAGCGGCTGCGGGGTTGTGCTTTCGGCCTGCGCCAGCTTAGATACGCATGCGTTCAGTCCCTGCGGCGCATTCAGCAGCGTGACTACTTGCGCGGTTACCGTACTGCCGACCCATGCCATGCTTTAACCTCTCTGAATAAGCCGCGGCAGAGCGCGCAGATAGTCCGGCGCCTGCCCGCTTCCGGGCGCCTGCCCCAATGTGGACACTGGCCCTGCCTGGACCCAGACTTGATCCAACGCCAGCGCCGACGTATTCTGCAACGCCATGGCCGTGGGCGACAACCCTACATAGACATTCCAGGCCGTGGCATTGGCCGGTTGATTGACCGGCTGCGCTACCAGTGCGTTCCCCGCCGCCACGGTAAGGCTGCTCGGATTACTGGCCTGCCCTTCTTCGTTCTCCGGGTTCAGCCACGACACGCTTGCGCTGTAGGTCAGTGCCGCCTGGCCGCCGGGGATCGACGTGAGTTGCGGCGGCCCCGCCTGCGGAACAGGGCTCGCTGCAATACCAACGCCGGTCTGAATCAGCTTGTCCATGGCCCACTTCGCCAGTTGCTGAAATTGATCCCGCTTGCCCTGATAGCGATCGTTCAGTTGATTGAAATAGGCATCCTGATAGACCATCGTCAAGGTTTGAAACACGTGCCAAAGCTGCAGCGGCGGTGTCACCACGATGTTGCTCAACTGTAAGTCGGGCTGCATCCACAACTGCCAGTCGTAGGTGTTGCTGCGCTGAAGAAGGGTCGTAAGCTCGATCCCGAGATCTTGCTGCGCCAGGACCAGTTTTTGGCTGAGATCGATGTTCTCCGTCTGCGCCGTGGACAGCACGGAAGAGTCCTGGCCCGTGAGATCCTGGATCGTCGATATGCCATCCGTGAATAGCGCCATGGTCCCCGCCGCCTACTCCTTGCCCGTCTGTGCGCCGCCCTTCAGCTTACGTAGATCATTAGGCGAAACGACCGTGAATTGCATCCGCGACGCCGCCGCGAGTTGGTCCGCTTGCCGCTTCGCTTCCGCCTTCTGCTCTTGAAACTCGCGCGCCTCTTCAGCCGTCGCTAGCCGGGCGGCGCCTTCCACGATCATCCTGGCCGCGGTCCGCCGCGGAGCCTCCGTGCGCACTCCTTCCCGTCCGCCATCCTGGGTTTCGAGACTGACCAACACCGCCGAAGGATTTTTCAGGCTTTCTTCCATCGCCCGGATTTTCTTGAAATACACTTGTAAGTCCATGGTTGCCTCTCATGGGGCCGGGAATGCCCGGCCCTCTTGTCTTGTTGGCCGCCTCGGTTCGGCGCGGCTTTCGCCCGTTACGAGTCCACCTGAACGCCAAAGTTGTTGCGGATCACGGCGCAACCGTACAGCACGTCCACCGTGAACTGCTGGGCTAGAGTATTGGGCTGGTAGCTCATCACTACGCGCATGCCGAAGTTTCCCATTTCCGCGTAGTGTGCCACTGCGCCTGTGCCGTACAACGGCTGGGGCAGCCTGCGGATGACCAGGCCGATCGCCGGCTTCGTGAAAGCGATGTTATGGGTCGTCATGGGTGAACTGCCGGTGTAAGCGATGTACTGCGACCGCATCACGAAGAAGTCCTTGATTTTCCCCACCGCCCCGTCGATCAGTGCCCGCAGGCCCGCCTCGCCGGCGGTCTGGAACTCGCTGAAGCGTTCGATCTGCCGCAATGCCGAATACGTCGCGGCGTCCACCACCAGGAATTTGGGCTCCGACGGCGGAACTTTCGCCAGGAACAGCGAACTCTCCGCCTGATCGATCACCGCTTCCACCAGCGGCGTCCCCGGCGTGCCCACCGGAGTGTTAGCCGTAAACCCGGCAAACAGATTCAACAAGCTTGTCTCGATGCTCTCCGCGATAGCCACCACCGCCGGCTGCATGTAAACCTGCAGTAAGTCCGGCACCGCCAGGACCTTGGTCACATCCGGAATCTGAAAAGTCGCCTCGGCGTGCGTGTTCAACACAATCTGAGCGTTTCCCAGATTCGGGTTCTGCGGTTGAACTGTTCCGCCTTCGGCTATATTGTTGGCTACCAGCACGGGAGGAATCGGAATGTTCACCGTATCCCCCGCCTGCGCCAAAACAGGTTCATAATCGCGGTTGACCAGGTTGCCCATCACCAGGTTTCCGACCAAGGCGGGCAATGCGTCTGCCGCCACCAGCTTCACGATCGCGCTGGCCACATTAGCTGATGTAATTATCGCCATTCATTCTCCTAAGTAGAGCAGGCTCTGCGCCTGTCCTTGTGAAATCAGGCATCGCTGCCTGTCGTGCCCTATATGCCGCGCAGATTCTGCGAAGCAACGCGCAGAATTTCCTTCCGCACTCTTTCCGTCTGTTCGGAACTCATCCCCGGCCGGATGTTCTCTATCTCCACGCTCTCGCTGCTCTCCCGCGGCGCCTTGTGCGCGGCGGTGATCCCCGATCCTCCGGATATCCGCGCCGGCAGGAACTCCGGATTTTCGCTAACGAAGCTGCTCAAGTATTCTTTGAGCGGCACTTCGCCTTCGTCGCTGTGCGCCAGCAGCCGCCCGTCTTCCGTGCGGAATACGCCGTCGTGCACCGCTCGGTATGCCAGGTCCACCTTCGCCACCCCCAATCGTTGCAGCTCCGCCCGAATGGCCGCGCCTCTCTCCGCCTGCTCCGCCGCCTGCCGGCTGCGCTTGCTTTCTTCTTCCACTTCGTTCAGCCGCCGCTCCAGTTGCTCGCGGCGCCTGCGTTCCTCCAGAAGTTCCGTTTTGTAGGCCGGTTCGCTTTTGGCCTGCTGTTCCTGCAGAAACTCCTGAATCGCTTGCTTCACGATCGCTTGTACTTCTGTGTCTTCCATAACCGCCCCTTTCCCCGGCGTGGCGCGCGCGCGCATGCCTCTTCATCCCTGGCTATCGATCTCCTGCGCAATCTGAGTCTTGATCTCCTGCCGCACGTCCGACAAGAATTTGAACGCCAGTTTTTTGAAAACCTGTTTCTTCAGCGTCTCCGATTCGATTCCCAGACTCAGCAGCTTTTCCGCATCGTCCAGTTCATTGCTGAAATCGGCGATGTCAAACTCGTCCAGCCCTGAAACGTCGATCGAAATGTTGTCCTGCCGCGCCGCGGCGATGGCCCGCAAGACTTGCTTCATGGTTTCCTTCACAGCGCCGCCGTACGCCCGCAGCACTTCCTGTGTGATGCTGAAGTCCCTTTGCTTGCTGGCCCCCGATTGCTGCCGGCTCGATGCATCCGGCCCGGCCGCATGCGTAAGCAGATAGCAGACGCGGTAAATCTCGTCCTTGAGCTGGATCAGATTGTCCGCCGCGATTTGGTAAACCTTGCCTTCCGGCTCGGTCCACCCGAATCGATCCCCTGGAGCCAGTTGGATAAAATAAGACTCCCCCACGATTTGATTCCACTCGCGCTCCGAGTAGATCACCGGAGAGGCGAACAAGCCCATGGTCAGCGCCCAAGCCAGCGCGTTCGACTTGTTGAAGTGCTCAAGCTGCAGAAGTGCCGCCTTGTTCATTAACCAAAGCCCTTCGGTCACTCGCAAAGGAAAAATCGGCACCCTGTTCTGGCCGGCCAGCCCGTGCGGCCCTTCATCCACCAGCCGCACCTCTTTGTCTTTCAGTTGCTGATATACTTTGTAATGCTGCCGGTCATAGTAGATCCAGCGCGTCTCCCGAGTCCATTCGCTGTCGCCCACCTTCGACTTGCGCAGCGATGACGTCCGGATCACGGCCCAGTCCAGCCCCCCGTGGTCGTCGTAGCTCCAGTTGATGAGTTCATCCGGCGAGTAGTCCGCCAGATACGCGCGCGAGCGTCCCACCGCGTCCTCTTCCGCGCGATTACTGGCCGAAACCGGCGATCGCGGAAAATCGACTACGATGTAACTCGCCCCCTGCACCAGCGTCTGTACAATCCGCTGCCGGAAGAACTCCGCTATGGACGTGCCCTTCAGGTCGCAATCCTCCGCGAATATGTTGTAGAAATCCTTGGCCGGTTCGTCGCTCCCGTCGAACAGCAAAGCCGCCTCGCGCCGCATCAGCGTCGCCGCGTACCAGTCGATAATCGAACCGATATAGTTCTCGTAGAACACCCGGCTCAGCCGTTCGGCATAGATCTCGTGGGGCTCCTTGTGCCGCCTGATCAGATACTCGAAGGCGTTTTCCCGCATTAACTCGCCCCCGGCGTAAAGGTCCCTGTACTTCTTCCACATCGCCTTCTTGGCGGCGTACTCCGGATGCTCTCGATCGATGTTCACCATGCGGTCCTCAAATCAGCCGCTCCTGGTGTTCGCCAATCGCCGGCTGCGGCCTGCATTCCTGCCACAACAGGTAACCCAGCGCATCTGAGAGATGGGTCCTGTGGCGGTCCTTCTCCTTGTCGATGGCGTTGCTGTCCGCCTTGTACGACACCTGCTCGAAATCCTTAATCAACTCCTTGCACTTATCGTCCACCAGCAGCCGCATCTCGCCGCTCGCCGTGCGTAGCTTCGCATTGGTCAGCATGATCCGTTCCCGCACGCTCGGATTCGCTTTAGGCACCTTATACGTTACTCGGGATCCGTAGGCCATCCGAAAATAATCCCGCACGATCTGGTAGTCCGAGGCGCCCGTAGTGTGCTGGCTGTTCCCGGAGGCGTCCCCGTATATCACGATCCCGCTGCTGTGATTTGGAAAGCGCTTCTGGAACTCCTCGCACGCTTCCTGCGTGCTGGCGTGCCGCACGGCGATTTCAGCCAGCACCAATACCGTCCGGCCCTGGATTTGCGCCACCACCGACGACATCGGGTCCACATTGAAGTCCAAAGCCCACAGCAGCGGGAAATTTGGGTTTACCGGCAGGCTCTTCACATGATCGCGGCGGCTGAAGGCGCTGTATACAAGTCCGCCTTGCAGGCTGAGGTACTGCCCCAGTACTTCCTGCCTATAAAAGGTTTCGTCGTAGCTCTTCTTCAGCCGGTCGTAGAAGTCCGGAACCTTCTCCAGCAGGTATTGGTTCTCGTTTGGCTTCGCGACAATCGTGCTGTATCCCGCCACCGGGTCCGCGATGAATTTCCGATATACCCAGTCGTAGCCCTTGGGCGTCCAAGCGGCGAAGCCGCAGAGCGTCTGGGCTTGCGGATCGCGCAGCCTTCCCTCTAGCCGTAACCACGCGCCCTCCGGCGAATAAGTCAGTTCATCCAGTCCAAACCAAGCTAAGTTGGTGCCGCGCAGCCGCTCGAAATCGTCCACCGGCCGGAATATGATACGCGACCTGCTATATTTCATCGTCAGCATGTTTTCGGCCTTGTTGTATTCGTACGGAATGTCCTGGCTCTCCAGAACATCGAATAACGCCGTCTGCGTGGCATCCCGCAGCATCGGATACGTAGGCGCGCCGATCAGCCCCAGCCTGCCTTTGTTGCAATAACTGAGCTTGATCGCTTCCTGGCAAAGCGCCTGGCTTTTGCCCGAGGCGATCGGCCCCGAAAAACCCTTGAATCGCGACTTACAAGCGTGAAATGCCTTTTGTGAAGGAAGCGGATCATAAACTATGTCTAGTTCGCAGAGTCCGTCGTGTTCGAATCTACCCATCGCACCCTGACTTCACGCGGTTCGTCCGCATTGAGCTCCTTCTCGATTTGCAGTAACCTCACCAAGTCCGCCAGCGTCGGCTTCATCGCCTCCGTCCCCAGCTTCGCCTCGATACTCTCGATCGCTTTCCTCACGATCCGCGCTCTGTGCTTCTGCTGTTCCGTCATTCGCAAATCCTATTCCCGATTTGAGACTAACATCCGAAGCCTCGCCGTCGGACAGCGGCTTTGGCCTAAGTAACAGATTTTGAACGCGCAGATTATCTTTTTCAACGTGTGACCGTGCGGTTTTGTGGCGCGGCCTATCTTGGCCGCAGGCCCCCGTTTAGGCGGCCGGAACCGGCTGACCGACCCACTTACCTCGGATTGATACATCCGCGCGCCGGGAGTACAACAAGCTCAGCCGCGTTTCGCTGCACGGGGCGTGCAAAGGTAACGGATTACGTTCCAAACAATGTCTCTCAGGCTCGTTCTGCCAATCGCCGGCACGGCGGTGCCTGCGGCTCCCAAATTCCCGCTCGGTCTGGTGTATTCCGAGCAAATCGGCACTGGCTCCCTGAATCTCGTGACCAGCGAGACGGTCGCCACGGATTCGCCAGGAGCCGTGTACATTCTGGCGAATTTCTACATAACTGCACAGCAGTCCGTCCTCACGAAACTGACTGCGACGGGGGACTTGGTTTACCAGACCACCCTCCGATTTTCCCGATCACCGTAG